CCCGGCGTCGAGAAGAAGGATCTGCAGGTGGACCTGAGCGGGCAGGTGCTCACCCTTCATGGCGAGCGCCGCCGGGAGGAGTGGCGGTGGAGAGTGGTGATGTAACTTTGACGTACGACCGATACACAGGTGTGTCTATCGAGCCCGTTACAGAGAAGAAAGCGTTACGCACGAACACGTCGACAATCAATGAGCTGGATACGAGAAAACTCGTTGGAATGCGTGAGATCGGCCTCCGAGCCGGTGAACACGCCGATGTTTGGGGTGTGCAAGACATCATGTCTGATCCTGTTGCGTTTGACGCATGGACCAAGACAACTGATGATGCAATCTTTGCCGATGCCGCTCAGGCGATGGGCATTGATGCCAAACCAACCGTCGACCGACAGATCTATCGCGATGCCTTGAGGCAGGCGATGTCGGGTTCCCTCGAGTGCACAATCCAAGCCGTGCGCGAACCGTTGAAGGTCCGCACGATCAGCAAGGGTAATGCTCTCTCGTATTATGTCTCGGGTGGCTATCAGAAGGCGCTTCACAGCGCCCTCCGAAAGCTCAAGTGCTTCCGCCTAATCGGTCGGCCGGTGTCGCCGACGGATCTTGAGGATCTGGTGTATGAAAGTGAAGAGAAACTGTATTGGATAAGCGGTGACTACAAAGCCTCGACTGACAACCTGTCGTCGGGCCTGTCGCAGCGAATTAACCGGTATCTTGCGGCTGGCTTGCCGTTCGAACTAGTTTACCGTGCATGTTTGGAATCACATCTCTGCCATTATCCGAAGGTGGATGTAGGTGAATCGTTGCTAGAGGAATTCAAAGTCTGGTGTGAGAAACACGACTACGACTGGCGTGAATACGTCAGCCGCAAAGACGGAAAGATCTGGGTTCAAGTGCCTGACGTTCAACAAGTGAACGCTCAGCTCATGGGATCGCGGGTCTCCTTTCCGATATTGTGCCTCGCCAACCTCGCGTTGTATCTGATTGTGAAATGTGTGTCGAATGGGATTTTCCGTCCTGAGCGAACGCAAATCATCGAATGGATGAACAGAGTGTTGATAAATGGTGACGACATCCTCTTCGCAGGTCCTCTGCGAGAGTTTGAGCTTCTGGAAGTCTGGGGTCGCCGTGTAGGGTTGGAGTTGAGTGTTGGAAAGGCATACGTGCACGACGAGTACGCCAATGTCAATTCGACGTCAATTTTATACAAGATCTTGCCTGGCTCCACGCCACGGCAGGTGAACTACCTGAATACGGGTCTTTTCTTTGGCTTGAACAAAGTCCAAAACAAAGCTAAGGATGACTCGAAGGGTGAGGGAGTGATCGATAGCACACACCGTTGTGCGACGATTGATCGGCTTCTGGATGGATGTCTGCCTGGCCGGCAGAAGGAAATTCTGGGCAACTTCCTGTCGCTGCACAGGCTCGATATCACTATCGAGTGTGGCGGCCGCAACCTCTTCGTCCATCGATCACTTGGTGGGATGGGTGTTGTGTGTCCAGTAGGGTGGAGGTATGAAGTAACTCAACGTCAGTATCTTGAAGCAGCACGCGTAATGAAGCAATTCGGAGCGCGTATTGTTCCTGATATCCGACCTTACCAGACTCGTGTTCTCACCGACTACGAGTCCGAGAAGATCATTTCGCCCTGGCGAGCGACAGAAGTTGAGCAGCGTGCGACCGAAACGCTGCGAAACGGTCGTGTCAAGGCGCCGAAATGTCCAATCACGCAAGACGAGCGTAATTGGTTGGAAGTCGGCGTCGTTTGCACGGGAGTTGTTGGAAGGAAGTGGCGCGCTGGCGAAGAGCTGGCGCTCTGGCATTTGTCCGATGACTTTAATGCAGATACGCTCCGACTCGAGTGGGACTTGCGTCAACTCGAGCGGATGTCGTTGTCCTTTCTGGACAACGGACCTGTCGTTCGCCAGTGAACTGGCGACACTCCGAAGAGTGGATAAACTACACGTGGGTGGCGTGTAATCCATCAAGCGGGTTGTGGTGTGTAGATGATCCAAAACGTTGCCTGTGTTCGTGTTCGTCACGCGGACGCGTGGCGTAAACACTTACGTACCAACTGATCTGTCAGTCGAGCAAGTCTCGGGGTTGATGATTAGGGAGAGTCGAACGACTACACGGATCAGCGCTCGGTCGAGCGTTCACCATGATGAATAGTCTCCGTATGGTTGCGGGTCTAATCCGCCTTTCCAACCAAGATGCCGAACAATAAGAACAAGAAACAACAACAAGTCGCACAGCGCAAACCGACTAGCAGCGGTCAATCTGCGAGTAGCGGCCGTAAGACTATGGCCGCTGCGCAACGCTTTCGTCTCCC